TTTGTCTAACAGTTCCGAGTTCTTTACACCTGCTAAATCTTGTATATCTCCCTCTACTTCATAGATCGTATGATCAAACTTAGTAGCTAACATCTCTTTGTCACTTGTTACTGTTTTACGAATTAGCTGTGGAAGTTTGAACTCTTCCCACATCCAACTCCAGTCTACTTCGTTAATAAGCAGGTATCCAGTCTTTACTTTACTTCTATGAAAAGATGTAGTCATAGGACTACCGGGGTATACTATATTTCTTTGTGTGTTGCTGTGGGCGTGTAAATCACCTGCAAACACAACAGGAAAGTCTTCAAACAAATCTAAATCAACTTCTGGTTTTACGTGTGGCGGTATCTCTCCTCGGACATGAGTGAACAAAGGCTGAGTCGTATCAAAATGACTTATACTACCCTTACGGTGTAAATCCGCATAAGGTAATATGCCGAAACCTAAATCGTTGTCTATATAAGACATATCTACTATATGAATAAGAGGGTTAATATCTCTACTTACTTGCTTTAGTTGAGTAAAGAAAGTCTTATTCTTCTTAGTAGCTTCATGGTTTCCATCATAAATAATAGTTGGAATCTTTACTCCACGAATAAACTTGAAGTAAAGCTCTAACTCTTCCATATTCGGAAGACGATCAAAGAGATCGCCTCCGATTATGTGCATATTACATTCTTTTTCTAGTTCGGAAACTTGGTCAAAGAACATTTGATAACGGTTTGTAGCCCACTTAACTGGGACATTCTTCTGCCCCAGTTTGATGTGCCAGTCTGCCGTGAATAATATCATCCTACGTTAAACTCAGCGTCTAATGCTTCGTCATCAGTTTCGTTACCGTGATTACGGACACGATCTAATAACTCTTTCTGTGCGTCGGCAGTAGGACGTGCCATTACATCGTCCATAGACTTCAGATCAGCAATAGCTGTACGCTCTTCGTCTGTAAGAGGACGAGGCTTACACTTCAATGCTTGGAGTTGGTACTCTACATTGTAGGGTAATGGGCCAGTCTTTACTCGCTTGAAACAAATGTCCCAGCCAGTATCAGGGTCTGTAGGATCGCCTAAGTCTTCTGCTGCGGTAATGATTTGCTCCCACAGCTTCTTCTTGAGGTTTGCTACTTTTACTTCGCCATTGTCAATTACTTGAGTAGCGTAGCTCCAGCCACATTTAAGATCAGGATAGTACTCGCGTACCCAGTCTTGTTCTTTGTTGTTGAATCGCTCAGAGTTTCTGTCGAAAGACAGGCACTCCATAGGAATGTTTTTGTCGTTCTCACCTTTGATCCAGTAGACATAGCGAGCTAGGATGTCGCCAACTACGCGCATCTTGTTGTCACCGTCTTTATACTGAAAGGTTGAGATTGAGGATTTTTGGGCTCCGCCCGTTTGCTTGTTAAATGATAATGCCATTAGTGTATAGTCTCCAGTGTGACTTCTTCATAGATCAACGTTATTTCGTTGGGTTCTACTATGAGTAGCCTGTTGTCTTTAATTTCATCTAGAGGCACAGGACAATGTAGTGCGTCTAGCGTGGTTTTGTTTGTCGCAATGTACTCACCCGGACTTCTAAGAGAAGCCAAAGCATAGTATACTGCTATTTCTTTTTGCGTGTACTTATAAGAGTGGTAGAGAAGCATATCCCCATGAAGGAGAAAACTATCACCAGTAAAATTTTTGTACGAATATTTATAGATAGGATCGTACTTGTTACGAGGAATTTGCTGTTTTATGAGCATTTCCATTATAGTAATACAAGTGGGAATATTCCCCTGAGCCGTATCAAAAACCTTCTTCCAATCAAATAAGAGCATAATTATACCAAGATTTAACCATGTTGTCAAGAGTTATTTTTATTTAGGTACAAAATTAAATACCCGTCGTTTGAGAGCACTGCTGCTAAAGCGGTGTTCTCTTCTATTGAAGTATAGTTTTATACCTCGTATATCCTTGCCGGTAAACTCTTTAGACTTATACTCTTCGCCTAGTATACGGATGTCTATCGGGTACATCTTTAGTATGTCTTCAAGGTCTTCCTCAGTCTCGTAAGGAATAATTTCGTCAACATACTTTACGGCCTGCAACTGAGTATATCTTTCTACCAGCGTTTGTACGGGATTCTTAACTCCCGATACTTGCAGTCCGCATATTAGCCAGTCACATTGCTCAGAAGCTTCTCGAAGCATTGCAACATGGCCTGCATGGAGTAAATCAAAAGTAGAACAAGTGAACCCAGTTATCATAGGTACTTCATATCCCAACCCTGTTTCATATAGAACCCCACACGATTGGAAGCTTGTCTTCTAGCTGTGTTACCTTTCAGGTGAATATCTATTATAACAGGGTCTATCTTGCCTTCTTTCTTACGAATTACTCTACCACAAAGCTGTGTAAGCAGTGGCTCATTGTTTACAGGTGTTGCGAGTATAAGACAGCTTAACGTATCTACTGATATACCCTCTGAGAAAATAGCTTGTGTTCCGTAAAGCACATTCTTATTTCCAGTAAGTATTTCTTCTATAAGCTTTTCTCTGTCTTCATGGGCAACTTCCCCTGTTACACATATTGACCTGTCTCCTGTTAGCTCGGAGCACGCTTTTAGAAAGCTAACTCTATCACTTACTACTAAAACTCTGTGACCTTTAGCCGCATAAGCTGCTGCTAACATTGCTACTGTATGTCTGTACTCTTCATCGTTGGCTAACTTTGTTACTCTGTTAGCCCAAGGTATTTTTGCTCCGTCCATAAATCGTATTTCAGACGCTACAAGATGGACTGTAGGGGTCATATAGTTTTCTTTTGGTGGCTGAAATAGAGTATTACCAAAGTAATCTCTGAACACAACGTGTTTACCATCCTTTCTTTCTATAGTCCCTGATAGCCCTATCTTATATCTACAGTAATTTGTATCTAGTATCTTACTAAAGGTCGGACTACTAACATGATGCATCTCGTCTAGTATGATAGTGCCAAACTCTTTTTGAATCTTGTCTACGTTTCGGTACAAAGTCTGAGTGTTCCCAATCACGATAGGAGCATCAAGTTCAAACTTTCCACTGCCTATGATGCCAGGTTTAAAACCGAAGACTTTCTCCACCTCTTTTGCCCATTGATTACGCAGAGATACAGTATGGGTAACAACAAGTGTTTTCTGTCCAAGCTTACCTGCAATAGCTAAACCTGTAAAAGTCTTTCCCCAACTGACCCATGCGTTGATTATGGCGTTATCTTCGATCTCGTCATAAACCTTCTGCTGGCTCTCCCGAAGAGGGAACCTAAACTCGGGAAATTCTACAGGCTTGTTTACTCGCCTATCGACTATTTCGTAATTTGATGGTATCAAATCCGTACGCCCGATAGGTAACGAGACTAACCCGTTACGAATAATGCCCATGTTCTTAATCATCTCTGGTGGATCTAATGGATTGTGCGTGGGAATAGCATAGGTAAGCTCTTTGTCGATCTTATCTTGCAATTCAGCAGTGCAATCCATGTAGATTCTATGACTTATGACTGCTTTCATTAGCAAGACGCTCTCATTGCTGCCTTAGCCGCCTGTACTTTCATATAATTTTCAGGTACTTGCATAGTAATATGCGGTATTTCCATTTCCTGTATCATAATGCTAACAATAGTATCAGCTATGGTCGTCCAGCGAAGACTTGCTATAGAACGTAGAGCTACCGCGCCTAGATCTATAGTCGTTAGCTTACATCTTTTTTCTATGCAATTCCAGTGTAAGTTATTGGCATAATGGTTTAAAGCTGCTTTCTGAGCGGCATACATATACCCTTTTGAAATATTAGGTTGCACTGCACGAGAGGAGATGTTAAAAATTATCTTAGTGTTATCTCCTTTCCACTCGTTAAATACATACTCTAGTAATTCTACTTGCTTAAACCCAACGTGTGCATAGTTGATGAAGGCTCCGTACTGGCTGAGGTCTATCTTACCTTCGAGTACATCTTCAATACGACAGGTATCACAAGGTAAAAGCATTGCTAGTGCTGAAAAAAGCGTACTCTTACCTGTTATTAGTGTTTTCATAATGCTCCTTTACTAGGTCGAACGATGGTTTTCCAAAGAGTGAACCATCTACGCTACATTTATTGCAGGGAGACATTGAGCGGTCTCCTCTCATTAGTTTTTTACGAATTCGGGTCATAGGCTTACTGAACCAAACGTCATAAAGAGAATCCTGTAGTAAGTTACCTACAACGTGCTCCCTGCCCCAATCGTTACTGCAAAACAGAACATCTCCATTCCAATCAACAAACATTTTATAGAAAGGGTAGTGGCAAGGTTTTCCCTGTAGGGCAGTTACACTGCTTTCCTCTACTCCTACCCAATCCATAACTCCGCTTCGATTGTTCAAAATTAATCCGTGTTTCTCAAAGTCTCCCCAGTGCATACGGTACTTGTAATGCTCTTGAGGAATATCTTTCATAATCACATCAAAGTGTTCCATCTGCTCGATACCATCATAAAGATTAATGTACAGTAAATCGAGACCCCGTAGCGAGATCAAATCTCTAGCATACTTAGCGGTTAATCTATCCCCGTTAGTATTACACTCTATAGTAGCTTCAGGTAGATTCTCTCTGAAGACTTGTACTATTTCGGGAAACACTGGGTTAAGTAGATTCTCTCCAAAACCACTAAGAGATATCTTGCCCTTGAAGTCGTTA